ATTTAACAAAAACTTCTGGAATAGGGGTCCGTGGTGAATTAAATATATTAGAAAGTCGTGGCCTGTCTTTACCAATTAATAAAGAACTAGCAACTAACTATAGGATCAGTGCAATGCAATTATGGCTTAAATATGATCAGGCGTCATTTCCAACAACAGCAACAGAAATTTTTGAAGTTAATCATAAAAATGGCAAACTTAAATTCTATATACAGGCAAATAGTGAAGACCTAAATAGGGGAAAAATATTTGTTTTAAATGAAAATGGTATACCATATAACGGTGCTGGATTTTACCTAAATGGGTCTTTAGTAAGAGAGCCAGTAATATCATTAAATCAATGGTATGCGATAAGCGTTTCATTTTTAATAACATTAGTATTTGATTCATACTTAGGTAATATTAATATTACAGGACCAGCAGTATTTAATAATATTGCCTATTACCAAGCAAATAGTTTACAAGAGGTAGAAAATAAGACCACCAGGCCCTGGTTTAGAGTTCTTAGTGATGGAACCAGCACCCTAGACTGGCAGTTTTGGTTTAATAATTTTACCTGGGATGGCGTACTCATAGTAAGTTCTTCAAATTTTTACGGAACTAACCCATCAGACATATTTAAAACTTATATGGGAACCAATAAAATAATAGTTGACGATGGAGAGGGATTAGTATATACAACTGAAAAAATCAAGGCATATTCTGATGTAGAATGGTCAACCACCGTATCTACACCCGTATAGTCTGCTATACTTATGGTTATGGAATCATTAATTAATCAAAAAACTGGTAAGCCCTATGTAAAAAATGTTCGCCGAAAGGTAATAGAAAAGCATTATGATTGGGGTCTTTATGTATATAAAAAGTCTAATGGAAAGTGGTTTGCAGACGAAACTGGTTCAGTTTTAAATATTCCCTCAGATCGTGGGGACGTCTCTAAGATTGCAGAACTAAAAAAGGCTGCCATGCACTACGGTGATGATGGCGAAGGTGAGGCAGTTTTTGTGCCTGGATTGCATAGAATTAGTGAAGAAGAGTATTCAGAACAAAAAGAAAGAATGGCTAATGGATTAATTCCATCTATGAATGATCTAGGCGCTTGGCATGCAGCACAACAAACATTAGATAAACATGGAAAGGATTCTGTAGATGAGTGACAAAGAAGAGTATATTCGTGTAGGGCTTAATACACAAAATAGAGAAGATAATCCTTTTAAAAATCAAGATCCATTTAATAAAAGTTGGGATGATTTAAAAGATTATGCTGGTTTAGACCAAAATTTTCGTCGTAGAACAAACCGCAATCTATCAAAATCTATTAACCCAGAAACAAATCAAGCATATTTAAATGCAGCAAATGTTACACCCTCTGGAGTAGATGCAGAATCAAAACAAATAAATCCTGGCACGGTATATAGAAATGGCTATGGACTATTTGATGTAATTACTCCCCCATACAATATGTATGAGTTGGCAAATTTTTATGATACATCATTTGCTAATCATGCTGCTATTGATGCCAAGGTAGAAAATGTTGTTGGCCTTGGATACCGCTTTGATATTTCAGATAGAACAATGCTAAGATTTGAAATGAATGATGATCAAGCAGCAGTTGATCGTGCTCGTAATCGTATTGAAAGAGCCAAGATTCAACTACGTGATTGGTTAGAAGGTTTAAATGATGACGATAGTTTTACAAAAACTATGGAAAAGGTTTACACAGACCTTCAGGCAACTGGTAATGGATTTATTGAAGTAGGTAGAACCGTGGCTGGAGATATTGGCTATGTTGGACATATACCAGCAACAACCGTTCGTGTACGTCGTCTACGTGATGGATTTATTCAAATTATTGGTCAGAAAGTAGTTTATTTCAGAAACTTTGGAGCAAAAAATCCAAATCCAATGGGCACAGATCCAAGACCAAATGAAATTATTCATTTAAAAGAATACTCACCTTTAAACACATTTTATGGTATTCCAGATATTATTGCAGCAATGCCATCTCTAATTGGAGATCAGTTAGCCTCTCAATACAATATTGACTATTTTGAAAATAAGGCAGTTCCAAGATATGTAGTAACTTTAAAAGGTGCAAAACTATCAGGTGACGCTGAAGATAAGATGTTTAGATTTTTGCAAACTGGCTTAAAGGCTCAATCACACAGAACTCTTTATATCCCACTTCCTGGAGATACAGACGGAAATAAGGTTGAGTTTAAGATGGAACCAATTGAGAATGGCATTCAAGATGGTTCGTTTAAAGAATATCGTAAACAAAATCGTGATGATATCCTAATTGCCCATCAAGTGCCTATCTCTAAACTGGGTGGTGCAGACTCTGCAGGAATTGCAGCAGCACTTTCTCAGGATCGTACCTTTAAAGAGCAGGTATCTCGTCCAGCACAAAGGCATTTAGAAAAGGTAGTTAATAAAATTGTTAGAGAAAAAACAGATATCCTTGAACTTAAGTTTAATGAACTAACCCTAACCGATGAAATTGCACAATCTCAAATTATTGAAAGATATGTAAAGACTCAAGTTATGACTCCAAATGAGGCTCGTGAAAAGTTGGATTTGCCACAAAGAGCAGACGGAGATGATCCATTTGTTATGTCCCCAAGACAGGCAACCGATGCTAGAGCAAATTTGGCGGGAACTCGTGAAAGAGATTCAGAAAGAACAAATAATAATTCTGACTCTTCAACAACTATTGCTGGCCGTAATCCACAGGGTGAAGGTAGAGCATCTCAATAGTTGAGAAAACTGTATAAACCAGTGCTATAATTATAACGTTATGTTAACAAATAAGGCTCATTGGGAAACTAAAGGTGACAATGTTCGCCTTTCAATGCCAATTGGAAAAGTAGATGTTGAACGCCGTATGGTGTCTGGCTTTGCCACGCTTGATAACGTTGATCGTCAAGGCGACATCGTAACGACAGAATCCAGTATAGAGGCTTTTAAGAATTTCCGTGGCAATCTTCGTGAAATGCATCAGCCAACTGCTGTTGGAAAGATTGTTTCATTTAAAGAAGATAAGTATTTTGATCCAAATGATAAAAAATTTTATAGCGGAGTTTATGTATCTGCGTATGTTTCTAAGGGTGCACAAGATGCTTGGGAAAAAGTTTTAGATGGTACTTACACTGGTTTTTCAATTGGTGGAAATATTAAGACTTGGGATGACGCATATGATGCAAAAATTGATAAGACAATTCGTGTAATTAAAAATTACGAACTACATGAACTTTCTCTTGTGGATAATCCAGCAAATCAATTTGCAAATATTTTATCTATTGAAAAGGTAAACGGTCAAAATGTTGTTAGCGGATACTTATCAAAAGCAGAAATTGAAAACGTATTCTGGGATTCAGAAAACAATATTGTTATGGTATCAGAGTTAGATTCAGCAACAAGTCCAGTAACTGGAAACAAAATGCAAAATATCGGGTTTATAGAAAAGAATGATAAAGATAATACAGAAATGATAAAATTCTTAGTTGATAGTGCTAAAGGCATTAATACAATTAAGATTACTAAGGAGGTAAATCCAATGACAGAATCAACCGAAGCAGTTGTAGAAACTGCAGTTGAAAATGCACAGGTTGCTCCAGAGGCACAGGCAACAGAGGTAGTAGCAGAAGCAACAGAGATTGTTGCAGAAGCAGAAAAGATTGTTGCAGAAGCAACAGAAACCGCTGTAGTCGCTGAAGAAGTAGTAGCAGTTGAAGAACTTGCTATGGCTAAATCAGATGATGCTAGTGCAGATTCTTCTGTTGCAAAAGCAGCAGTTGAAGTAGAGAATGTGGTAGAAAAATCTATTGCAGACGTTAAAGAAGAAGTTGCCAAGGCAGTTTCAGAAATTAATACTTCTCTTACTAATGCCTTTGGCGATCTTGCTGCAACTATCAAATCTCTTAATGAGAAGGTAACAGCAGTAACAAAATCTCTTGACTCAGTAACATCAGATGTTAATGGTATCAAGAACAACTTTAACGAGTTTGGCAAGCGAGTAGATCTTGTAGAACAAGACACTGCTTTCCGCAAGTCTGGCGATCTAGGCGAGATCGTACAGGAATCACCACAAGTGGTTCAAAAATCCCTATGGGGCGG